GTAGGCTGAGAAGAGCGGGAAGGGAAGCAAGATGTCAGTAGATGTCAGTGAATGTCAGTACCACTGTGTGGTACTGTGTAGACTGCGAGAAGACCAGAGAGGAGGCGGCTGCTATGCCGAGAGGCAAGGTTGAAAACCTTGTGCAGAACCGAGACTTTGCGCCGGAGCAGCGTCGAGAGTGGGCGGAAAAGGCGTGGACGGCGTCTGCCGAGGCGCGCAAGCGCCGAAAAACGTCTGCTGAGATCATGAGAGCTGTGCTCTCCTGTGAGCTGACGCCCGATGAGGCGGACGAAAAGCTCAAAGAGCTGGGCATCTCCACCTACGGTGGAGCGATCGCGCTGGCGCAGGTGCAGAGAGCCATGCGGGGCGACACGGAGGCTGCGCGCTACTGCCGTGATACGGCAGGGGACAAGCCGACCGAGGCGATGCAGCTCGCGATCACGGACAAGCCTGTAAAGGCTTTGGACATGAACACGCTGAGCGACGCAGAGCTGGAAGCTCTGGCGGATCAGGCCGACGAGGAATAAGAAACGAGGGGAACTCACGGAGAGTTCTCCTCGTTTTGCGTAGGTTTGGCTGCGGTTTGGTTGCGGTTTGGTTGCAAATCCGTCGGGGTGAAACCCCGAAAGCCTTGCGGCACAAGGGTTAGCGGATGGCGGAGCCCATGCTGGCCCAGCATGATGCCTGTACTTCGTACAGCAAAACCCCTCGCCGCGCGCTGGGCTGAAAGCCCCTGCCGGGGGCGCTGCGCGCAGCGGTACGCGGGGGTGTCACTACCAATGGGTAGTGACATCACGTGAGCATCTGCATGAAGGCATGAGGCACACCCCCCCGCCCCCACCCCCGGTCGCGCAGGTGGCCCCCATACCTATAATTTGAGGCCGAGAAATTTTCAGAATTTCAGGCCATTGACAACTTTTTGTTGACACACCGCTTCCGTGATCCAACGCCTCGCTGATTCCATCCGACGAATCAACTACGCAGTTGATCTACGAAGCTCAGTTCAACTACGCAGTTGATCTACGAAGCTCAGTTCAACTACGCAGTTGAAATATGACATACGGGCACATGTCCCAAGGTGGCGACGCGGTCTCCAAAACCGTGTGCGGTGGGTTCGATTCCCAACTGTCCGTGCCAGAGCCCGGGTAGCGCCCGGACAATGTGAGACCGCTATCGTCATGGCTCACGTGTAAATGAAAAAGCTCGCTGAAAACTACCCTGACAGAAGCAAGCCGCGGCGGCGCTTCAAAGACTCGGGGCGTGACAATCTAAGCGGGAAAGACGACCAAAGTAGCTTAGTGCTCTGTTGGTTATGCCTGCGAAAGCAGGAAACACAGTCGGTCGCGAACGATGTCCCGCGGGCGCAGAGCCAAGCGTCGTTGTTGCGACAGCGGCGCTTTATATCTCGGGGTGACTGGAGATGGTTCCAGTCCGGTCTCATAAACCGGCAGACGCGGGTTCGAGTCCCGCCCCCGAAACCAAGTCCTAAAGCTGACAGCGTACAGGGGTGTGAGACAGCCGACCTGAAATCTGCGAGCGCCGCATCCCGTCAGCAAGGCCCGGCTCCGGGGAGGGCCGTTCGATTTGCCCGCGTTGAATCGAGCGTTACATAGAATGCGGGGCTGTACGCAGCGAATCCGTAAACGCGGGATAAGCAGATATAGCTCAATCGGCAGAGCACCGCGCCCGGAGGGGGGATGCAGGTTCAAACCCTGCTGTCTGCGCCAAAAGAGGAGAGCCGCTGCCTTTGGCAATGGGCATAGCGCCCGCCTGAAAGTGCGGCACAGTGAAGCTGACGCGAACTGCTTTCTCTCCGCGGTTTGCGTCGGCGGGGAAAATGTCTGCGGCGATCCAACGGGCTGAAGGGGTGGGTGGCCCTGTCGCAGCTCTGAAAACTAACTCTCTTACAGGAGGATGAAATAATGGCGATCACTACTATTTCGGCGGGCGACGCCACGAAGCTGACGCGCAAGCGCCGCTTCAACTGCCTTTTCTGCGACTGTGTCTTTGACGCGGAGGGTACGGACTACGATGTAGTCACTGACCTCCAGCTTCGCGAACAGTCCGGCATCGAGGCAAGCTGCACCTGTCCGACGTGCTCCAAGACCGCGTACAGCTACGCGGGCCGCGCGGGTATGATCCCGACGATCAAGAGCATCCGCATTGGTTCGCTGCCGAAGACGGAGTACCGTCCCGGCCAGACCTTCGACCCGACGCGCATGAGCGTTGTCGCCGTGTACGACGACCACCACGAAGAGACGCTTGCCGCGGACAGCTACACGACCACGCCGACCACGGCGCTCACGCTGAGCGACGACCACATCACCGTGACGCACACGGCGAGCGGTAAGACAGTGGACATCCCGATCTTCGTTCACAACGAGGTCATCATCCGCCCCGAGCTTGAAGAGGCGGTCTACGATTATTCCGGCAGTGCGCAGGCCGTGAAGGTCAAGGGCTACGACACGACCACGATGACGCGCTCCGGCGACACGTCGAAGACGTCGGTCGGCAGCTACGCCGTCAAGTTCACGCCGAAGACTGGCTATTGCTGGCCCGACGGCACGACCGCAGCGATCTCGCTGCCGTGGCTCATCATCCGTGCTGAACCCGAGACGCCCACGCTGACGCCTGCGGAGGTCACGCTGGACGCTGATCACACGAGCGTCACGTTCGCGGTGACGCGCTCCGGCGATGGTGCGCTTGAGGTCGATTCGAGCGACGAGAGCGTCGCCGTGGCGACTGTGTCCGGCACGACCGTCGCGGTCAAGGCTCCTACCACGCCGAAGACCGGCGAGGCGAAGATCACCGTCAAGGTGAAGGAAGGCACGAACTATCTGGCCTTCACGGAGGGCGTCGTGTGCGACGTCACGGCAAACTTTGAAGCAACGGAGGACTAAAGGATGAAGAAATATATCGGTACAAAGTTGATCGAGGCGGTCCCGGCTATTCGCAAAGGCGGCAAGGTTTATGAGAAGACTCAGCCTATTCCGAGAAGCATGGAGCCGGAGGAAGACGGCTACAAGGTCCGCTACCCGGACGGCTACGAGTCCTTCAGTCCGAAGGCTGTCTTTGAAGAGGCGTATCGCCCGACCGACGGCCTGAGCTTTGGCCTCGCCATCGAGGCGGCGAAGAAGGGCATGAAGATTGCCCGCCGCGGCTGGAACGGCAAGAACCAGTACGTTGAGCTCGCGGAGCGCATCAGCTACGAAAACGCTGCGCACGAGGTAATTAACGCCAAGCACGAGGCCATCGGCAACAAGGCGCTCGCCTTTGTAGGGACGAGCGGCGTGCAGCTCGGCTGGCTCGCCTCTCAGGCGGACATGCTGGCCGACGACTGGGTGATCGTAGAATAAGCTATCTCCTGCGGGGCGGTGCGAGGGTTACGGCGCACCGCCTTGCTTTTGGAGCAGCCGGACATGAAAGGACAGCCTGATATGACAGCTCATGCGCCCTCCTCGCATGGCGCTGTCCTGTGTCCGGCTTATACATTGAAGAAACGGAGGACCTGATGGGCGGTCTCAGCGATAAAGAATATCTGCGGCGCGAGATGGCTCGGCGCGAGTTGGCGCGCAAGTCCTACCGGCGCTACCTATACTACGTTCACGGCGATCTGTGGAAGCGGACGCGTATGAGCGACTATCTGGCGGACGAGATTCAGAAGTTCGTCGAGGAGAACACGGGGAACGCATACGACGTTCTCATCATTAAAACGCCGCCGCAGCACGGCAAGTCCATGACGATCACGGAGAGCTTTCCGAGCTGGTACTTGGGGCGCTTCCCGCGCAACCGCGTGATCTTGGCGAGCTACAACGACGACACGGCCAAGCGCTTTGGCCGGAAGAACATCGAGAAGGTCGAGCAGTTCGGCGCGACGCTCTTTGGCCTTGAAAAAGGTTACATCTGGACGACGACCGAGTTTGAGCTGAGCAACGGCTGGGGCCGCGTGATCTCGCGCGGCGTGATGTCCGGTATCACGGGCAACCCGGCGAACCTGCTCATCATCGACGACCCGATCAAGAACCGCGAAGAGGCGGACAGCGAGACCTACCGCGGCAAGCTGTGGGCTGAGTGGCAGAACACGCTCAAATCCCGTCTGGCTGCCGGGGCAAAGGTCATCGTCATTATGACACCGTGGCACGAGGATGACCTCGCGGCGCGACTTGGCCGCATGGAGGCCAATGTAAAGGAGATACGCCTGCCGGTCGAAGCCGAGGAGCTGGACCTGTTGGGCCGCGCCGTCGGCGACTCCCTGTGCCCGGAATTGGGCAAGGACGATTGCTGGCTCGCGCAGTTCAAGGACAGCTACATCAACGATCCCAAGGAAGGCGGCCTGCGCGCATGGCAGGCGCTGTATCAGTGCTCGCCGCGCGTGGAGGGCGGCAACGTCGTCAAACGAGAGTGGTGGAAGCGGTACAGCAAACGCGACATCACGACCTTCGGCACGACCGTCATCTCCGTGGACGCGACATTCAAGGATAAGGAAAGCAACGACTTCGTGGCGATCGAGGTGTGGAGCAAGCGAGGCGCGTTCTACTACGGCAGATACTGCCTTAACCGTCACATGGACTTTCCCGCCACGATGCAGGCGATCCGCACGATCAGAAGGCTGTTCCCCGAGACGCTGTACGTGCTGATCGAGGACAAGGCCAACGGCAGCGCGATCATCCAGACGCTGCGACATGAGTTTCCCGGCGTCATCGCCATCAACCCCAAGGGCGGCAAGGTCTCGCGCGTGAACGCGGTGAGCCCTGCCATTGAGAGCGGCAATGTGTTCCTGCCAGACGGCGAGCTGTGGACGGAAGAGTTCATCGACCAGTTCACGGGCTTTCCCGCCGTGCCGCACGACGATATGGTCGACGCCTGCTCGCAGGCGCTGGGCTTTCTGCTCTACTCCAACGGCGATCCGGGCGAGCTGCCGGGCACGGTGGATGCGCGGCTCATCGAAGAGCGGACGCAGGTGAGGCAGGAGCAGGAGGTATTTCTGAGCCCTGCGCTGTACGATCCCTACGGGTCGGACGGCATCTTCTGACAAGGAGAACAATATGGAAGTGATCTACGGCGCGCTCGGCGCGCTTTGCGTGGTCGCGCTGCTGGCCCTCGGCGCTTTTGCCGGGTGGAAGGCACGCGGCCATTTCTACGGGGCCAAGGTGGAGCGCCCCGCTGCGGAGGAATTGAAGCGCTTAGAGGCCGAGCAGGCTGCGTTTCACCAGATGCAGAACTACAACGCCGACGTCGCCTACGGCATCGGCGGCGACACACGGCAGGAGCTGGAAGGGAGTGAGACGGCGTGAAAGAGAATAACATGACCCGCGCGTGGCAGCTCTACGAGCTGGGGCGCAACTATAACGAATCTCTCACGCCGAACCAGTACACGTTAGTGGAGACGAACACGGAGTTCTTCACGGGCAATCAGTGGCTGCGCCTCCCCAACACGCCCGCGATGCGAGGGCTGCCGAAGCCGACCTTCAATATCCTCAAGCGCGTGGCGAGCCTTTTTATCGCCTCGCTGACGTCCAGCGGCGCGGCGATCCGCTTTGAGCCGCTGGCCTACTACGACGGAAGCAACATGGAGGACCCCGACCACGACGCCGCGGCGTTCGCCAACGCGGAGGTCGAGGCGCTGCTGGAGAAGTTCAAGTTCGACTACCGCATCCGCGACGCGCTGTTCGACGGCGCGACGGTGGGCGACTACTGCGCGCACTTCTACTTTGACCCCGACAAGCTGCCCTACGGCGGCGCGTTCGGTTCGTACCGCGGCGAGATCGAGATGGAGCTGCTGGACGGTATCAACGTCATGTTCGGCAACCCGAACGACCGCCGCGTGCAGGAGCAGCCCTACATTATTATTGTAGGCCGCGACACGGTGGAGCATCTGAGCTGGGAGGCCAAGCGCTACAAGGCCAATCGCGAGAGCTTCTACAAGAGCGGCAAGGGCAACGACGCGGGCGACGAGCTGCTGGACGTGCAGTTCCAGCCGGACGCCGACTACGACAAAATGCCCGGCGTCGGCGGCAAGACCGAGATCGTGGAGAGCGAGATGGGCACGGGTAAGGCGCTGTACGTCTACCTGTACACGAAGGTCTCGCACGAGGAGGACATGACCGATGCGAACGGCAACGTCGTCTATGAAGACGTGCTGGACGCGAACGGCGACATCGCCTATGAAAAGGGCGAGGACGGCGAGCTGCTGCTCGACGTGGACGGTATGCCCGTCCCCAAGCGCAAGGCCGCCAAGCAGATCGTGACGACCGTGCACGTGACGAAGGCGACGAAGACCGCCATCATTTACGAGGACGTGGACACGGGCCTTTCCCTCTATCCCATTGCGTGGGGTAACTGGGAGAAGCAGAAAAACCAGTACCATGGCCGCGCGTTGGTGACGGGCCTGATCCCGAACCAGATTTTCATCAACAGCATGTTTGCAACTGCCATGCGGCACATGCAGCTCATGGCGTTCCCGAAAACGGTATACAACGCCGATCTCATCGCCAAGTGGGACAACGAGATCGGTCAGGCCATCGGCGTTCACGGCTTGCAGCCGGGCAACGGCATTTCGCAGGTCGCCTATAACCTTCAGCCCGCGGAGATGAGCAATCAGATCTTCACGCTGATCGACAAGGTCATGGCGTACACGAAGGAATGCCTCGGTGCGACCGACGTGCAGATGGGCAACGTCAAGCCCGACAACACGAGCGCGATCATGGTCATGCAGACGCAGAGCGAGGTCCCGCTTGAAAATATCCGCTCCAACCTTTATGAGTGGATCGAGGACATCGGCACGGTGCTGCTCGACATGATCGGCACTTACTACGGCAAGCGCCCGGTCGTTGTTGACAAGGAGTTCTCCGAGTTGGTGACGGACGCTACGGGCGCTCCGGTCATCGATCCGATGACGGGCATGATGCGCACGCAGAAGTTCACGCGCCGTGTGGTCGAGGAGTTCGACTTCTCGCAGTTCAAACACCTGTGGCTGAACCTGCGCGTCGATGTGGGCGCGACGACCTACTTCAGTGAGATCGCGATGACGCAGACGCTCGATAACCTGCGCCGCGACGGTACGCTCGATGTGCTCCAGTACCTTGAACGCATCCCCGACAAGCTCATCCCGAAGAAGCAGGAGCTCATCGACGAGCTGCGCGGACGCATCGCCGAGGGCACGCAGGCCAACGCCGCAGCAGGCGCGGCTATCCCCGAGCCCGGCTCCCCAGTGAGCGCTGGCGGGCCGACGCAGGGCGGCGAGCTCGACGCGGCGAAGAAGGTGCAGGGCCTGCCGCAGCAGATGGAGGCGCAGTTCAACGACCTGCCCAACATCGCAAAGAAGACCGCGCTGGCGCAGGGCGCTATGCACGCGGAATAACTGAATCAGTGCAAAACGGAGGAAGCGCACCATGCTTCCTCCGTTTGTAAATAACTCCCGTTCACCATACGGGAGACGAAGGAGACATCCACATGGAAGACAACAAAGTCGTCAACGATACGGCGTCGTTCGACGGAGATGTGAGTCCCATCCTTCCCGACGGCTGGAAGGAAGGCGACGATCTCTTCGCTGACGGTGAGGGCGAGGAAACTCTTGCGAAACTCTTTGCCGACGGGCAGGAGGATGAGCAGCCGCTCGCACCCGAAAACGACGACGCGGACCCCGCTCCCGTTGCCCCTACCACGGGCGAGCCGGGCGAAGGAAACGTAACTGACGCCGAGGCCCACGATCCGACTGCCGCGCCCGACGGGGCTACCGGTGCGGAAGCGAGAGCCCCGAGGAAGCTGATGCTGAAGGTCAACCACGAGGAGCAGGAAGTGGACATCGACGCGATGAGCGACGATGAGCTGCGCGCCCTGCTCCAGAAGGGCAAGGCCTTCGATGCCATGAAGGACGCGGAAAACAAGCGTACCTATCGGCAGGTCTATCAGGAGCAGATCGACGCAGGCATGACCGAGGCTGCGGCCCGCATGGTTGCCAAGGATGCTGCTGAAGGCAACTCCTACGCCCTGACGGACGAGGAGGAACAGCAGGCCCGTCTGGCCGCTGCTGCGCCTGCACCTGAACCGGAGGTAACGCCCAGCACGCGCAGAACGCGCGATCTTCGCGCCGAAGTGGAACAGCTTCGTGCCCTGTACCCCGAGATCACGGAAATGCCTGATGAAGTAGCTAAGTCTGTTTCGCAGGGCATCCCGGTCCTCACGGCTTACCTTGCCTATCGGGAGAAGCAGAGCACACAGGCCGCCGCGAATCTCCGCAAGGAGAACCAAATCCTGAGACAGAACGCGGCAAACTCGGCAAAGGCCCCGGTAAGGGGCGTGACCGGCGGGGATAATGCTCCGCCCAAGAAGAAGTCCATCTTTGAAGAGGGCTTCGATGCGGGTATGCGCTGGAACTGACCCGCCGCGTAAGAGTGCCGCGTTTATCAACTTTTTGCCCCATGAGGGCCAACAGAAAGGAATATAAACATGGCTACTTATTCTCTTGCTACCAAGTTCAGCAACAAGGTCGATGAGGCCTTCCAGCGCAGCGCGCTGAAGGGTCTTGTGACCAACAACGACTACGACTGGAGCGGTGTCGACACCGTCAAGGTGTACAGCATCCCCGTCGTTGAGCTCTCTGACTACGTCCGCAGCGGCGCGAACCGTTACGGTACGCCCGACGAGCTGGGCAACAGCACTCAGAACATGCAGATTCGCAAGGACCGTGCATGGACCTTCACCATCGACAAGCTCAACAAGAACCAGAGCCAGATGGTCATGGATGCCGGTAAGGCCGTGGCGCGTCAGCTCGCCCTGAAGGTGATCCCCGAGGTCGACACCTACGTCTTCCGCGAGATCGCCAAGGCGGCTCCCACCGGCCACACTGACGCCACCACCGTTACCAAGGCCAACGCCTACAGCGCTTTCCTGAAGGCGCAGGAGGTCCTTGGCGACGCCAACGTCCCCGACGAGGGTCGTGTGGCTCTCGTGAGCTACAACTTTGCGGGCCTTCTGAAGCAGGACACCGCCTTCATGCGTGACTGCGACACCGCGCAGAACATGCAGATCAAGGGCCTGCTCGGCATGGTCGACGGCTGCAAGATCATCCGTGTTCCCGCATCCCGTCTGCCCGCAGGCTGCAACTTCATCCTCACTCACCCCATCGCGTGCGTCGCGCCGACTGTGCTCTCCGAGTACAAGATCCATACCGATGCTCCCGGTATCTCCGGCTGGCTGTGTGAGGGCCGCATCTCCTATGATGCGTTCGTCCTGAACAACAAGAAGGACGCGATCTTCTACAATGGCACTGCGATCTCCTGATCGCGGCGCGCACAAGTCAGGGCCCCCCGCTTCGTGTTGAAGCGGGGGCTTTTCTCAAAGAGGATGAACTATGACTTTTGAACAGGTACAGAATCAGGTGCTGAAGCTCCTGAATCAATATAGCGTGGCGGGCGCTCTCGTCGCCCCTGCGTACAACAACCAGCAGGACTATCTAAACCGCGTGGCGAGCCTTGCCAACGACGCGGTGATGGAGATTGCCACGACGTCGCGGAAGATATCCGCGACGCTGGACCTCGCATCGCTTCCGAGCGAGGACATGGGCGACTGGGTGCGCTACGAGCTGCCGGAGGACTTCTATCAGTTTAAGACCGGCGACACGCTGCTGACGACCGACGATGGGCGTCTGCTGCACACGAACCGCTACACCATCGCGGGGAAGAACTGCCTGCTGGTCCCCAAGTGCGAGATCGAGGAGGGCTCGTCCTACACGATCACGTACTACCGCTACCCGAAGCTGCTGAGCGAGAAGCCCGCGCCGACGGACGAGCTGGACAACGTGCCCGAGACGCATTATGCCGTGCCATTTTACGTGGCGGCGTTCCTCGTCATCCACGACGACAACTTCCTTTTCGCGTCGTTCTACAACAAGTTTGAAGACAAGCTCGCCAAGATGGGCTCCGGGCTGAGCGTGGAGGTCCGACCCGTGGAAGACCAGTACAGCTTCACAGCGGGGGAGTGAGGAGGTAACGCATGAAGGTCACACTGAACACTTACCCCTCTTACGCGAAGACCTATGTCGTCGACTTCCCGAAGCTCAACGGCGGACTGAACCTGCGCGAGCTGGACTACCGCCTTGACGTTGACCAGAGTCCAAACATGAAGAACCTCTGGTGGCAGGACGGCGTGCTCCAGTGCCGGGACGGTCAGCGCTTTCTGAGCGAGACGACGGAGCTCGGCACGGGCTGGGCGTGCAGCAAGCGTCCCTTCCACGGGCGCGAGTTCTTCCACATCGGCGGCAGCATCTACCACGCGACGCCGCCTGTCACGGTAGGCGCGTCGCCCGCATCGTTCACGCTGACGCCGGTCATCACAGGCGTACCGGAAAACCGCGGTACGTTCTTCCGCTACGGCGGCGACCTGATGTATAAGAACCGCGGCGGCTTCTACCGCATCAAGTACAACAGCGAAACGGATGTTTTCACGGCGGTAGACATGAGCCTCGTCGAGAACGCCTATATCCCGATCATCCTCATCAACGCTGCCCCAGCGAACGGCAGCGGCTCGACCTATCAGCCGGAGAACCGGCTGTGCCCGAGCAAGGAGGTCCACTACAACGCGGCGGAGACGAGCGACGTCGTGACCAAGGAGCCGGACGGCACGACGAAGGAGTTCGACCTCGGCAAGACCGCGGAGGCGGACGGCCTGACGCGCGTTGCGACGGTATACGGCGACAACACGCTGCTGAGCCCCACGGCCTACACCGTGGACATCCAGACGGGCAAAGTCACCTTCGAGACCGCGCCGCCCAAGGGCCTCACGCTGACGTTCGGGCTGCGCTTCGGCGTCGCCGTTTATCATCTGCCGGTGAAGGAGGTGGACGCCGTGACGCGCGTGACGGTGGACGGCACGGACAAGACCGTGGAGACCGACTACACCGTCGACCTTGAAGAGGGCACTGTCACCTTCAAGGTGGCCCCGCCGGTAACGGACCCCGCGACGAACAACACCGTGGAGATCGTCTACTCGAAGGATAACCTCGACGCGAAGAGCGCCATCATGGACTGCTGCTACGCGACGGTGGCGGGCAACGGCAACAACCTGTGCATTCTGCTCGCGGGCTGCCCGGCGCAGAGTAACGCGGTCTTCTGGAACAGCAACGACAGCTATGGCATGAACCCCGGTTACTTCCCGATGACCTATTACAACCTCTGCGGCGACAGCGAGGAGGTCGTGACAGGCTTCGGCAAGCAGTACGACGACCTGATCCTCTTAAAAGAGGGGAGCGTCGGCAAGCTGACGTTCGGCGTTGAGACGGTGGACGAGCGAGACTCGGTCTCGTTCAAATACCAGAGCATCAACGCCAACATCGGCTGCGACCTGCCGTGGAGCATCCAGCTCATCGAGAACAACGTGGTCTTCTGCAACACGCACCGCGGCGTGCACGTGGTCGCGAGTTCGAGCGCGGCGTATGAAAACAACATCGTCTGCATCTCGGACAACGTGAACGGGGAGGGCCGCACGGGCCTTCTGCATGACGTGCGCAATGCCGAGGTCACGGTGAGCACGGACGACAACGAGCGCTACTGGCTGTGTGCGGGCGGCCATGTGTACGCATGGGACTACCACGTGAGCACGGCGAGCACGCCGAGCTGGTTTTATTTTACCGAGGTGCGCGGCATCGCCTTCTTCCGCGATGACGACGAAAACCTCTATCACCTTGACGCGAGCGGCAGGGTGACGGTGTTTGAGCGATCGTTCGCCGACTACGGCGAGGCAATCGAAAAGCTCTACACCTTCCCGACGCAATACTTCGGCGGATATGACCGGCTGAAGGACATCCTGTATCTGCTCGTCACGGTGCGCAGCGACACGGACACGGAGATCACGCTGCGCTACGACACCGACTACGAGCGGCGCGTCGACCTAACGCCCATCCGCTCGTTCACATGGCGGCTCGTCCCGCGCAACCTTGCCATCCGCTGCCTGACGCCGCTGCGCTACGGCCACGTCGCCAAGCGCAAGCCGGGGTGCAAGCACATCCGACACTTTGCCCTGACGCTGGAGAACAAGGAGAAGACGCAGGACCTTGCCATCGTGTCGGCGCAAATCTACTACCGTTACTCAGGGAGGGAACGATAAATGGCTCTTGACAGACTGAGCTACACAAAGGACTGGACCAACCCGGAAGACTTCCCCACGGTGGAGCTGTCCGAAGAGCAGGTCCGCGCGGACACGCAGGTCCTTTACGATGAGATCAAAACATATGTAAACGACGGCCTCATTCCCATGCTCGAACGGCTGGGCGTGGAGACGGCGGTACTGCTGCCGGAGAACGGCGCGGGCTTCAAGTACATCCGGCTGAACAGCGACAAGGTGCTGGAGATCAGCACGGACGGCGAGACTTGGCAGGCCACGGGCTCGTCCGGCCACGTCATCCTCGACGAGAACAACGTCGCGCTGCCGCAGCGCAGCCGCATGAAGTTCACGCAGAGCGTGGTCAAGGACGTGGACGGCGTGACGGTCATCGAAGGCGTGAAGGGCGACACAGGTCCGCAGGGCGAGAAGGGCGACAAGGGCGACACCGGCGAGCAGGGCCCCAAGGGCGACACCGGCTATGCCATCGTCCCGAGCGTCGACCAGACGACGGGCCTCATGTCGTTTGCCATCAGCGAGCCGGGGACACTTCCCGCGCCCGTCTATGTCCGCGGCCCGCAGGGACCGCAGGGCGTGGCCGGTGACACGGGCGCACGAGGCCCGCAGGGCGAACAGGGCCTTCAGGGCGTGCAGGGTCCGCAGGGTCCCCGCGGCGCGACAGGCGCGACCGGCGCTGCCGGTGAGACCGGCCCGCAGGGACCGCAGGGCGTGAAAGGCGATCAGGGCCCGCAGGGCCTTCGCGGTGAGCAGGGTCCCGCCGGTCCGCAGGGCATTCAGGGCGAACAGGGTCCCGCCGGTGTCATGGGTCCGCAGGGCCCGCGCGGCGAGGCCGGAGCCAAGGGCGATAAAGGCGACAAGGGCGACAAGGGTGAGACCGGTGCGACCGGTCCGCAGGGCGTCCAAGGCGTGCAGGGTCCCGCCGGCGCGCAGGGGCCGAAGGGTGCGACGGGCGCAGAGGGTCCGCAGGGTATTCAGGGGCCCAAGGGCGACAAGGGCGCGGACGGTCGATCGTTCGAGATCGAGGACGTTTATTCCACGCTCGCCGCGCTGCGCGCCGCCTTCCCCACGGGCGCGGACGGCGCATATCAGGTGAGCGCGAACAGCGAGCTTTATATCTGGTCCGAGGCAAACGAGGACTGGGAGAGCATCGGCGCATTGCAGGGTCCGCAGGGCCCGCAGGGCGTGCAGGGTCCGCAGGGTGTGCAGGGCGAACGAGGCCCGCAGGGCGTACAGGGGCCACAAGGTGAACAGGGCATTCAGGGTCCTAAAGGCGACACCGGCGAAACGGGCGCGACGGGACCCAAGGGCGATACCGGCGACACCGGACCGCAGGGCGAACAGGGCCTTCAGGGGCCGCAGGGTGAACAGGGCCCGCAGGGTGAACAGGGTCCGGCTGGCCCCAAGGGCGATACCGGTGATACCGGCCCGCAGGGCGAGACCGGTCCCGTCGGCCCGCAGGGTCCGAAGGGTGACACCGGTGAGCAGGGTCCGCAGGGTGAACAGGGCCCGCAGGGCGTGCAGGGCGTCGCCGGTCCGACAGGCCCCGCAGGCGCTGACGGCGCAAAGGGTGACACCGGCCCGTACTTCACGCCGTCGGTCAGCGATGACGGCGACCTGAGCTGGACGAACAACGGCAAGCTCACGAACCCGAAGACGGTGAACATCAAGGGTCCCAAGGGCGACACCGGCGCACAGGGACCGCAGGGCGAACAGGGTCCGGCAGGCCCCGTGAACGTGCCGAACACCACCAAGCCCATCAAGGGCAACGGCAGCGGCGGACTTCTCGCCGCGACGCCTGAGACCGACTATGCCTCCCCGACCATCTCCCGCAAGGTGACGCTCACCGTCGCGGGGTGGAACAGCAGCACCAAGCAGCAGACGGCCACCGTCACCGGCGTTCTCGCCGACGCGACCAAGCAGGCTATCCTCCCCATGCCCGTTGACACGAGCTACGAATCCGCATGGAACACCTGCGGCATTATGGCCGTGGCGCAGGGCACGAACAGCCTGACGTTCCAGTGTAGTGAGGTCCCGACCACGGCGGTCGAGGTCTACGTCGCCGTGTATAACGTGAGCTTCCAGTCGTGAGGTGGGGCGGATGATCTACAATAGACCGCGGCGCGCGAAAAAGAAGCAGTTGACGTGGTATTTCAATGACACGCTCACGCTTCCATTCGGTTCCGCGCAGGAAGGCAAAATCGTATACGCGGTGAAATTCAAGGCGCGCGGAGAATCGTGGAAGTCTCTTGTACTTCAAAAGAGTTACATGAGTTTCGCGTCCATGTGGATGTCTGCGATGCGCTTCTCCAAGTATTCCGATGGATCGGCTTATCAGTCGGCGTGGTCAAATACCTCGGGCTGGTACAACACCGCTTCGCGCACCATCACCTTTGACGAAGAACCAACCGGAGACCTCTTGACGTGGCTGCAAGCCAACGCCACGCCGCAGTGACAGAAAGGAGCAACACATGAACAACATCCGAAAAGCCATCAGATATATATATATATATATATATATATTCTGACCCTATGGAATGCGGGGTGGGCGTATGATCGTCAACCCCGTGCGATTCGCGAGCGGCGCGAAGAAGTACAAGCTGACTACCGGGCTGACCGCGCTTATCGGAGTGATCCCGTCCGAGGTCGCCGCAGGAGAAACTGTTCATCTCAAAGCCAGCGGTGCGTATCTCGAAGGGACCATATCCTACACTCTCGACGGAGTTTTCTACTTGCAGAGATTTTACAACAAAGGGTTTGTCGGGGCGAACGATATCAACTTTGTGATGCCCGCAGCGGACGCTGCGATCAACTGACCTCGAAGGAGGTGGCTGCTGTATGATTTTCAATGCTGGAATCGTGCCGCAGCTCGGCGGCGTTGTATGCGGGTCGTATGTGGGCGATGGGGCGAATACAAGAACCATTACCTTCGACTTTGAACCAGCGGTCGTTTTTATCTACGCAAGGATTTCAACGACCATAGCACTCTCAACTGTTATTGCGGGCGCAGACTACGCTGTATGTTCAGATCAGTCATCGAACAAGACGTTTCTCGCGAAGATAACAGGGAATCAACTTATCATTAGTGGTTTATCAACAATGCTAATTTACGCAAATATAAAAAACGGCACCTATTACTACGTCGCCATCCCAAAGGCATAACACACTTAACACAAGAAAGGAAACGACTATGAAACGCAAGATGCTCACCAATATATATATATATATATATATATATATGAATTGACCCTTCTCCAGAA